ATCTCTGGCTGCGCAACTGCTCGCGCATGATAATTGCCATTGCACCACTGGCGGTCACCCTCACATCGCCCTTGATGGACTGGTCTTGGAGATACAGCATGTTCCAGGTGTACTGATCCTGGACCGCCGGAGCAATCATGTCCGAGCCGACGTTCGTTATGACCTGCCGGATACCCTTGCTTGCAGCGTTCATCAGCATCGACAAACCGCTGGCGGTCTCACCGGCACCGCCAACATTCTCGTTGCCGTAGCTGTATCGGGGGATCCCGCTCTGGTCGTCGCTGAGCTCTTGGAACTTGGAGAACGCGGCCAGTAGTTGGCGAACGTTCATGTCGGGCTGGAAGAACTCGATAGGCAACCCGTTGCCCCCCTGCATCCCCAGCTTTTGGAGATACCAAATCTTCCGGGGAAAGATCTTCGTAGCGTCTTGGCCAGGTGCCAGCTTGTCAATGTCAACCGCCAACTGTGGTCCGGCTGCAAACCCGATATTGTCAATCATCCCACGGAACACAGAGTTGATTCCGTCTTGGGTCGCGGCAATGATCTCGGGAATCGCAATCCCCCAAATCGAACCGGGAACCTTCTCGTAGCTCGTCACGTAGTACGGACGCCGCCCCAGTGGATTGGGGTTGATGATCGCCCGGATAACTCGACCGCCAACCTTGGTAGCACAAATCTCGTACTGCTTGTTGGGGTCAGAGTCTACTGGCATAAGCCCCCACCCGGAAAGCATGAAGCCCTGGACGCTGCCCCAAAACTCCAGAGCCGCAATCTTGTCGTCAGAGGTTCCTGGTGCCGAGTTCAGCTCTTTCATCTCAAGGTCTGCCCGTTCTTGTTCCTCGGGCTCCACATCGTTATTCACGCCAGTCTGAGCGTTCGTCAGGATGTCGTTGATGGCCTCTTCGCTCCACCCATCCATGCCTCGCATCTCAGCCAAGTCGGTTCGGTTGTAGCGAATGCGCTCAAGCAAGTATCCGTCATTCGGGCTGTCGCACTGCGGGGATGGGAAGAAGTCAAACGGTGAGACGCGCTTCCAAACTGGTTGCTCTTTCACCGCGACTACAGGGGTGAAGCCATTGGCATTGTCCCAAGTCAAGGTCTTTCGACGCTCGATTATAGAACCCTTGAAAATTGCCGATGGGAACGTGGTGATGTCGTCTATGACCTCGGTGAAAGCCTTCTTGAAGTCGCCCTCCAGGAATTGATCGTCTATCCGCTCTTGCATCAGTCTGGCACGCTCTTTGGCGTCATTCTTCATGGCCTCACGAACTTGAGCCGCCATATCGGAGCCCATCTGGTAAGCCTGGTCCTGGGTTGGCATCTCGCCGGTCTGTGCGGCCATCTGGATCGCCTGCCGCATGACCTGCTCAACGATGTTCTGCATGACCTGCCCTGGCAGCTCAGGGATCGGAGTGGGCTCAAGCCCCCAAGGATGATCAGAAACCGGCAACGTGATATCGCGAATCCAGGCTTTCGCAGCACTGCATTTGCGGGAGGTCTCGCGGAAATACACCGGGGCGCTGCCAAGGGCCTCGATCTGTTGAGCCTTCTCGATGTCGTACTTGCCGTCACGACGGCGCAAGCAATTCAACAGCCGCGGCTTGATATCGTCCTTGTGGTGAGTCAGGGCTGCTTGCCAGCAAGTTTCTATGTGGCTTTCGAGCCCGGTGAGAATGGGGGAGGTGTCGGCGATGGGAACTTCAGAGGCGCGGGCTTCGGCTTCCCTCGCGGCTAAAGTTGTGTTTCCTACTCGTTGTACCATGCCTTCGGTCCCCTTGATTGGGAAAAACTTCCAAAGGGAAAAGGCAGGTCACACGGAGCGGACAAAAAAGAGAGGCGGTCTCTGCCCGCTAAGGCGAACCTGCCTCTCCAGAAAACTTCTCGGGGCTTTCTTCGCGCAACTAGCTAAGAAGCGCGACCTTTGCCCGATTTAACATCAACAGTGTCTATTCAAACAAATACTTCTGTTTTTGGCAAATTGCAATAGCTAACGAGTGTAAAACGGTATTCCTCATCCCCAGGCAGCCGGTGTTATCGTTGGCTGTGAAAAGCGAACGCTCTTCGATGACTGGAAGGTATGGGCAACCGCAAGCATCCGAAAAGCGTCTGAAGGATGACTCGCCCAGTTGTGCGCCGGACGATCAAGATATCGCTGCTCTTTCTCGTCAAACTTCTTGCGGTAGTTCTTCAGAGCCTTGAGCCCCTTGTCGCATTTCTTCTCGTCAAAATAGCAGACCGACAGGATGTTTCTAACGGCCTCAATCCCGTCCTCAAGCGACAGCCGGGGCGCGATCTCGAAGTTCAGCCCCATCGCCGCGGCCGCTTCGATCCGGGACTTACCCGTGGAGAACTCACGCACAGACATATCGTGCGGCCCCACTATGCGGCCATACAGGTATCCCTCGTTCTGGCGCCGCTCTTGGAGCTTGCTTGCGTAGTGAGACAGCCCCTCGCCGTTGTTCTCGTAGTAGTCAATCACATGGATCACACCGCGGACGCTCTGCGTAAACCAGATCACTGTGCTGTCCCCAACCCCAATATCCCACCACAGGTCAACCGGCACCCCCGACTGGTGCGGGACTTTCGTGATCCGCTGCTCTTTGTGGATACGGGCGAACTGCGTCGAGTAGTAAGAACCCTTCACGGACACAGAGAAAGCCTCTTCCGGGTACGAAGGGAACTCAGACTTCATATCGTCCCAGGCCCCCATCAGCCCGGCCTTCTTCACGTACCAGACCTTCTGGTTCAGCGTCAGCTCAATGTGCTTCTCCCCCGCCAGTAGCTCAAAGTACTGCTCGTATTCGGGAGTGATGACCACGTTCTTGACATCCTCGTCAGTCATCCGGTACTCGTCTTGCTCGAACCAGGGAAAGAAAAACAGCTTCCAGTCCATCGAAGTCAGCGTGCGCTTCTCTCTCTGCATCGCCAAAGCAGCCATGCAATAGTCGTGGAACGCGCCCTGGGGACCCTCTGCAGTACTCTCGAAGTTCACGATGTTGCCCTGCTCAACAGCATTCATCGACCCCTTGATGATCTCCTTGGCCTTGTCCGGGTGCTCCGCACAGACCTTCCCGAACTCAGACACATGGAGCTGCTGCAAAGTTGACGACCTCATCCCCACGCTCACACGCATGCTTGAATCGTTCTTCAGGCGCAACCACCCAGCCTCGTTCTTCGTGGCGGGCAACTCGTTCAGAACAAACTCAGGAAGGCGGTCATACGCGAACTGCACCTTCTCGATGAAGAACTTCTCCGCATCCTCACGGCGATGGGCAATCACCCCGCACTGCTGGCTCTTGTTGAACAGGCACCGGTCAAGCATCGACAAGATGAAGTACGTAGTGATCCCCATCTGGCGGGCCTTCAGAACCAAATTCATGTACCACAAATTCGCATACAGGTACTGCTGGACACGGTTCGGCCGGAACTTGACAACATCGCCAGCCTTGTTCATGATGTAGTACAAATTGTTCAAGCGCCACCAGGGATCCTGCATGCACTTCGTCAGTTCTCTTGTCGTCATAACGCAATTACCGCCTTGGTCTATGGACATTTGTCTACAGGGACACCATCAGAAACAGGCAACGCAAACATGCTCCTGACCGCAACAGGACCCTCACCCTTGACACCCTCACGAGAAACCGGAGTCCCCGGCTCAAACCGGTCGCAACGGTGCAACACACCAGGCCAGAAGCCGCCGTAGCCATCCAGAACGCACAGAGCGAACCCAGTAGTCGGACTCTCCGCGCACAAGATGGCGTTGCCGCAATCGCAGCACTTGCGTCTATTAGACATTGCTGGCATCCATCTTCAAACGGCTAAACGCGATGGCCCTCATGTCGCGCAAGTGGCTGGCAGTCGCAGCCAACGTGTTGGCCGCGCCAAACTTGTCGCCCGGACGCATCCCGCAGCTCCACAGGGAGTCCATTAACCCTTGCGCCTGCCCTTGGTCCAAAGTGATCGCGCTTTCAATCATGCGACCACGGTCAAGCTCAGGCACCTCAACAGACTCAAGCGGCTTGATCAGGGCAGCAGTTGGATGAAGCTGACCCCCATGGCGATAACCAAACAGATCGACACCAAAACACCAGGCGCTCTGGCGCGCTTGAAACGAAAACCCTTCTAATGTGTTCATCTCGTACCTCTCTTTTGCGATCGTTGTTATTCGTCTTCGTTCCCAACAGAACGGCTCATGTCGATCGACTCCTGAACCGCCTCGCCGGTCGCCGTCTTGGGCTGCGGAGATTCGGCGGGATCGCCCTCTTCCATTTTATGAGAAGCCGCAAGGGTAAGGCTGTGCAGCAACCTGGCGCGGTCCACGCACGCTTGAAGGTCTGGCTCAATGCCGCCGGCAACGCTCGACTTTACAAGGTTGAGCGCAATGACAAGGATTCCTTCGTAGCTGTTGGTTGCGCCCGTCGCGGCCTCTGGCACCGTCGTCCACCGCCCCTCTGCCGCTTCGTCAATCGCCCGGTACGTCTTCCGAAAGATGCTGTCCTTGCACGGGTAGTACTCGCCCTCGATGCCACGGATGATCCAGTCACCAGGGCAAACCACGTGCCCATGTTCAAGCGTATCAACCCAACCGTGGGCATGCATGACCTTCCCACAGTGCCTACACTTACTCTGGCCTTCACATTCGGGTCTGCGGTAGTAGCGAACCACATGCCCCTCACCTTGAAACGGCCCGTCGCCAGCATCGAATTTCTCACAAGCGTCCTCGGGGTGGTCGCCGTTCTTAAACCACCGCATCGCGTCCACAACCACCGGGATCTTCTCAAATTTCGCCATGGTCAACCTTTCTGCTCTTCTCTTCAATTCATCAACCCGAATACGTGTGTCACCATAACGTGACCTGAATATGCAAGCATAAGGCCGACCGCCAGCCCACAAACAAAAACGATTGCTCTACATTGATCTTCGCTCATCTCTCTGCCTCTCTTTCTTTTCAACACAACCCAAAAAACCTGGCGGCGGTAGTAACTAGCTAAACGTGTTAACCTGAAGTTCTACCGCCGCATTTCAGATTGCTAGTCCCAGCCGCTGCGCGAAAGGCCAACAGTGCGGTACTTCCGACCGCACCACCCGGCTTGCGCAGTACAAGGCCTCTCTTTCACCGGACTATCGCGGTGGCTCTGGGTAGGCAATAGCGCCCCCCCGCCACCACTCAGGAACAGGATACAGCGATGCGTAAATGTCATAGTCGTCATCAACCACATAGCACACCAACTCGTAATTGCTCGAAGCGTAACCATACGAAACCTCTGCACCGCTGTCTGTCGCAGTGTAGCCGCTTCCGCCGTCACAAGTTGAGGAAATGTAGTTCAAGTCAGGCTTTCTATGCGCAGTTAACCCACACCAGTTTGCGGCCATTCTCTGCGTCGCCAACGATGACAGCCTGCGGCACAAACGTCACAGCTTCAGCAACCGCATAGCTGCCGTCCGGGTTCCGCTGCTGTGTCGTCACCTGGACCACGCAACCAACGCCCTCGACCTCCATCGCCTTCGTGCTCTTCATCCATCCTTCGTTTTCACTCGAAGCCTTGCACAGAAGCTGGAACATGTCACAGTTACCAAACGTCTCTACGTCTCGCACATTCTTATGCGTGCCGTTGATGTCGGAATTGCCCAATGTCTTCTTTGTCTGCTCGCCCATGATCAGATTCCCTTTCTTTTTTCTGTTTCTAGTTCCGGACATTTCGATATGTCCGATTCTCACGCAAAGTCCCGGTGCTTCAGCTTCGCAATGATCCGTTCACCGTTGCGCGCGAACAACTCAACCACCGGACGCGCCACAATACCCTCGGCAAGGAACGGCCCCCACTGAGACTTAAAGCCGATGGCGCAAAGATCGGTCATGTCGTCAAGCGTGCCACGCCCGCCAATAATCGGGACCACGTCAAGACCCAGCTTATTCGCGACATCTTGGACGTCATCCCGCTTCAACCACCAGTCGCCAACCTTGACGTCGAAGAGAACGAAGTCCTGATCGTGCCGATAATTCCCGCTGCCCTTCTGGATCTTCGCGCCGTAGCCCTCGCCATACAGACAGGCATCGCAATAGGGGAAGGCGTTTCGCAGTATCGAAAACATCGTTGGATCAAAGAACCGCTCTGTCAGCCGATTGGTCAGAGGCACCGGGATCATGGCATTATCGCTCTTGCCGCCGAACGTCACCTTCCCATCTTTGAACATCACGCGGATGTTTGTCCCGTCAACCTTCTCCGTGAACACCCATTTGTCCTGCGCCAGGTATTCAAACTCAGGCTTCGAGTACTCGCCGCGAAGCAGACATTTCATGTTGTCCGGGTCTCGCTTGTACACCGTCTGGATCTTGTGGTACGTCTTCATCTGCTCTACCTTTCTTTCAGTCGCCAAATTGGTCCTGGGGGAAATCAATCACTTCTCGTGCGTACCCTCGACCCCGCGCTTCATTCGGTCCATGGTACGCTTCTGTAGCCACATCTGGGCCTCTTGCAACTTCGTCAGAGCCAGAGCATTCTCACGGCACCGGAACTGGCCAGACTGGAATCCCTCCATGCGGTCGATGCAGATCGCAATCAAAGCCTCTTGGCTCAAGCCATTGAAACCAGCCTCCTGAATGGGACCGTTCTGGAACGAGATACGGCAAAGGGCGCGACCAGTTTCGCCGTGCCTTAGAGAGTTCAAGAGAACCTGATACTCATGGCTAGCACCACCATCGCCCGGCTCATCCATCACCGTGATCTGGATCGCCTCGTTCAGACCATTGCCCTTGTGACTCGTCAGTTTTCGTTCATCCATGTTCTCTTTCCTTTCGCTCTTCTCTTAGACTCACAGACCCAAACACAAACATGGCGCTCGGAGGCGGACTCGAACCGCCGACCTACGGATTAACAATCCGGTGCTCTAACCAACTGAGCTACCCGAGCAGACTTAGTGATGCCAAAGTAAACCATAAACTTCCGCTCAAGCCTGTCCCAAAGGCGCTGCTCATCACGAGCATCAAAAAGAGTGGGGGCAGGAGACAGAAGCCAACGGTAACCAACCTGACAACGACGACAACACACAAAACCAGAATCAATGAGAACATCGCCCTGCAAATACGGAACAACACGGTAAACCAAACGACAACCACACTCCGGACAGTGGCGGCTGCAATAGTCAGTATCAGAGGCGATGGGCATCTCTTAACTCCCCTCGGGCTTCTCGGGCATAGGCATCCAGTGAGTGACATCTCCATCATCATTGCCGTCAACAGCCCAGACCATGCGGCCCGTAGTGTAAGACACCAACGCCTCAAACGAACACTCATGGACAGCATCGTAACCAAGCACATTGACCCCACCATCAGGCATACGCTCAGTAACAGGAATCCAGCCAGGAGAACGCAAATTCCAACCAGACAGAGCAGCAGGATTGTCAAAACACGGAGCGCCAGCACCAGAACCACTCACCGAATCGCTGGCAGAAACCAAAGGACCACCACCGCCACACTCATCGCATATGACCCCATACGCGCAAGCAGGCTGGCCAAAGTACTGAACCGTCAAACGAATGCCGCCGCAGAAAGGACAAGGCTTTAACTCTTGACTAACAAGCTCACTCATGAAAATCCTCACAATCTTTTTTTTGAAATTAAAAATCCCGCACACAAATAGAAAAGTTCCAAAACTTTTTGAGAATAAAAGAGGCGAGAGGAGAGATGAATGAGTCCCAATGGTATCGTTCCATTGGGTGGCACCCCCGGATGGGACCCGAGAGGCAGCCCCCCCCCCCTCGGGCACGTCAACAAGTCCGGGTCCGAACCGATCAGCCCCTCGGTCAAGGCCAGTGTCGCATAATAACTATTCCGTTTAACTCTGCCTGTATGCCCTAACTCTCTGCGCGGCAGCACATTGATGCATGTCGGCCATTGGTTTGGGCAGTTATCGAGGTGTTTGAGGGCTGGCATT